CCCGACGGCAGCCGAACTCTACATCGAGGCCGAATATTGGGACGGGGCCACGGCCAAGAGGGTCAAGTCAACGGCCTCGACGCAAGTCCTGGCCGATGAGACAACGTGGGTGGCCTTCACAACGACGTTCACCCCCTCTGCGGCGGGCTGGGCGTACGTGCGTGTCAACCTCAAAAAGTACCAATCGGCCAAGGGCATCTATGTTGACGTGAAGCCGGTGGTCTCCTAGAGGCCGATAGATGGCAGAGTACGACTGGATCGGTGGCGTACCGGCACAAACCGACACCACCAACTACGAGTGGTGTCAGGGCGTTCCCCATATTATCACCGAGATTGCCGCTGCTCCAGCGCAGACTCTGACGCCGGATCCTGCCGTTGCTACAGCGGCTGTCCCCAGTCCCCTGCTGGGCTTGACATACTCCCTGGCTCCTTCGCCTTCAGTGGCATCAGCCGCCATACCCTCGCCCGTGCTCTCACTTATGAGAACGCTGACCCCTGATTCAGTAGTAGCTCCTGCTGCTGTTCCTTCACCTGTTCTTTCTCTCTCCCGAACGCTAACGCCAGACCCAGTATCAGTCCTGGCGGCTGTCCCTTCGCCAACCATTACCCAAGGGAGCACTCTTGCACCTACCCCTACCGTAGCGCAAGCGGTAGTGCCTTCCCCAGCTATGGCGTTGGAGTTGACTCTAACTCCCAACCCTGTGACTGCTCAAGCCGTAGTCCTTTCTCCGGTTCTTGCACCTGAAAACGTTCTTGCGCCTATACCGGCGGCAGCGTCAGTTGTTGTCCCTTCCCCAGCACTGGCGTTGATACTGACGCTCACGCCCGATCCTGTTATCGCTGCTGCGGTGGTGCCCGAACCGGACATAGCAATCGGCGGAATTATTACTCTACAGCCTACACCAGTCGTGGCCGTTGCTGTTATCCCTGCTCCAGTCCTTACCCAAGGAACTCTCCTAATTCCCACTCCCACTATCGCCCAGGCGGTTGTACCATCCCCCGCAATATCCTCAGTGCTGACTTTGACGCCCACTCCTGCCACTGCTGCTGCCGCTCTACCTAGCCCAGCATTAGCATCGGTCAAGACCCTTCTGCCTACACCTGCGATGGCTATAGCCGCTGTGCCTGTGCCAGCACTCGCTAATCTTGTGATCCTAACCCCCGATCCCGTCGTTGCACCAGCGGTTGTGCCATCCCCGGTCATTACCCAAGGGAATACTCTGACTCCCGATCCAGTTGCATCAGCGGCGGCTGTGCCTTCTCCTGCCATATCCTTGGCCTTGACGCTTGCTCCCACTCCTGTTGCTGCTGCGGCACTTGTTCCCGAGCCGAACATCGTTGTCTTGACAGGCATCACCCTTCAGCCGACGCCTGTCAGTGCTGCCGCCGCTGTCCCTTCCCCTGCCCTCTCGCTTGCCAAGACTCTACTTCCAACTCCGGTAGTTGCGCCTGCCACTGTGCCGGCTCCTGTTCTTGCCACATCGCTGACCCTGCTACCTACTCCTGCCATAGCAGCGGGGGCCGTGCCAAATCCTGTGTTGGCGCTAGCCAAGGTCCTTTTGCCAACGCCGGTCTTGGCCCTGGCGGTGGTGCCCGAGCCAAGAATAGACATCCTCCTCTATATTTTGAACCCAACACCTGTAATATCCGTGGCAGTAGTGCCCGCGCCATATCTCGATGTTGTCACCGTAGCCCCTTATGCGCCTCCGAGCTTTTTAACTTTGCTGCAAATCCTGAAGGAGGCACGACAGATGGTGGACGAAGATAGGCGGCGGGTGCCGGTTGCCTGCCCGGAATGTGGGGGACTCCTGGAACAGAATAAACGGAACGCTCTCAATTGCCCAATGGGCCACTGGACAGATACAGGAGGAGGTGGCGGCGGGTAGTTTTGTACCTCCTTGGCTACCCGCCTCCCCTTCTCTCCTAGAAAGCGTAGGAGAAGGCAATGGGACTCTGGTATTGCACCCGCGAGGCCGTCAAGCGGGCGGCCCAGATCAATGGACCCGATGAGCATCCTTCCATCGACCGCCTCCTAGAATCAGTCTCGCGTGAGATTGAACGCGAGCTCAATCGCCATTTCTATCCCCTGACGGCGCTCAAGTATTTTCCTTATCCGAATACTCAATCTCCCCGCATCTACCGCTATTGGCTAGATGATGACCTTATAGAGGTCACCCTGCTCGTGTCCGGGGGCACCACCATTGTGCCGGCTGATTATTTCAAGGAACCTGTCAATTGCGGACCGCCTTTCAACCGCATCGAGATTGATCTTTCCTCTGGCTCTTCTTTCTTGGCAGGCACCACCTCCCAGCGGGCTCTCGAAGTGACCGGGCGCTGGGGCTTCTGTGAAATCTCTGCGGCCGCGGGTGCCCTAGATGAGGCCGATGATGGCACAGAGACTGAATTAGATGTCACAGACTCATCCCTCATAGGCGTCGGCGACCTCATTCTAATAGGCACCGAGCGCATGATCGTAACAGAGAAGGCCCTTCTGACCACCACAACTGCAATCAACATGGGTGCAGGTATCGCTGCGGATGAGGCAGTCCTGGCCATCACGATTGATGGTATTGGCTCGGTCAAGCAGGGCGAGATTATTACCATCGGTGCAGAGCGGATGCTGGTAGAAGGTGTTGGAGGTGCCGTTCTCACCGTGAAACGGGCCTACGATGGCTCTGTACTTGCCGCCCACCTGGATGATGCTGTGGTCTACGCCCCCCGGACGCTGACTGTGACCCGTGCGGCAGTAGGCACCACGGCGGCGGCCCATGCAGACGATACGCCCATCACCAAGAATGTCCCGCCTGGGCTCATTGCTGAACTGGCACTGGCTGAAACCATCTATGCCCTCGCGCAGGAGAAGGGCTCGATGGCGCTCACGGTAGGCCAGGGGGAGGCTGTGCGGGAGATATCGGGGAAAGGCATTGCCGACGTGCGCAAGCGGGCTGACGAGGCGTACAAGCGCTCTCGTGGACCGAGGGCAATCTGAAGGCTGTCAGTTTCGATGTCGAGTTGAAAGGCCCCATCTTCATCAATGCCGAAGGTAAGGTGAAGGAAGGAATGGGCGACATCTTGCAGGCCGCTGTCGAGGCGGGCGAACAACGCCTGGACGAGATCCTGCGTCCCCGGCCGGCTGGTGTCTATCTGGCGGTGAGCGGGCCAGAAGGTAGCAAGGGCAACTACCGCCGCAACGTCCAGGGCGAAGTAAAGAGCAACCTTCACGCACTCATCACCGATGGCGGGTGCATCTATGGGCCGTGGCTAGAGGGCATCGGCAGTCGCAATGACACCTCGCGCTTCAAGGGCTACTCATCCTTCCGCAAGACAGCTCAGTGGTTGCAGGAACGGATCGGTGACATCGCGGCGAAGGTAAATCTAACGAAGAGGCTGGATTAGATGGGCATCGAAACAACTCTTTCAAAACTATCATCCTTGCTTAAAACGATGGGCATTTTCCGCACGGTCCAAGCGGTGGAGCCGAAGGGCGCGCCTGGGAGCGGCCTAACCGTGGCGGTCTATCTGAACAATATTACCCCTGCGGCCAAGGCCAGCGGCTTGAACGCAGCGACGGGTTTGTATGTCTATACCATCCGCATCTATACGAACATGCTACAGGAACCAGCTGAGAAGATTGATACAATCCTGGCCCACGCTATAGACAAGGTGTTCCTGGCCCTGGCTGGGGATGTTGACTTGGGCGCCAATATCCGTAACATCGATATCTTTGGTGAACTGGGCACCCAATTGAAGGCCCAGGCCGGATACGTGGAAGTGGATAAACTGATGTACCGCTCAGTGGATATCACCCTACCGCTCATAATCAACGATTCGTGGCCATTGGCCTAGGAGGAAGGAAATGAAATATAGGGCGTTAATTGACCTGTCATTCCGAAACGATAGGGGTGATGGTTGGCTAGATGTCAAGGCGGGTGAGGAATTCACGCCCCCCAAGAAGACAAACATCACTCAGGGCATAGAACGCGGCTATTTCGAGGCCATGGAAGAGAAGGTGAAGCATGGGAAGTAAAACTGCAGGATTAGGCGATCTCTTGTTTGTGGATGGCTACGATCTATCGGGCGACATCGGGGCCATCCAATCCTTGAGCAAGACGTTCGCTGAACAGGACGTGACGGGCCTAGACAAGAGCGCAATAGAGCGCATCCTTCTGTTGGAAGATGGCGAAATCGGGTTCGCCAATTACTACGATCCAGCGGCCACACCCGACTCGCTACATGAAGTGCTCCACGACCTACCAGACACCGATGCTTTAGTGAGCTACTTCCGTGGCAGTCTATTGGGCGCAGTGACCGCATCCTTATTGGGCAAGCAGGTCAACTACGGTTTGGCACGGGGTGCTGATGGCTCTTTGGTCGGCGCAAACATCGCCGTCAAGGGTAGCGGGTATGGCCTGGAATACGGCTACTCCCTGACTGCTGGCAAGAAGACCAGCGTTGCAGCAGAGACCCTGCCTGGTCTTGACGCCACATTACAGGGCTACGCCAATACGCCGGCCAGCAATGACCCTACCATCTTCTATCTGCACATCTTTACGATGACTGGCGTGGCCGGTGACGATGTGACCGTTCAGATTTGGCATAGCGATGATGATGGGGTTGATCCTTACGCGCAGATCGCTGCGTTCGCTAACGTCGACATCGCCACGGTGCCCGTAGCACAGCGCCTGACGCTGGCCGCTACGCACCCTAAGCGCTGGCTGCAGGTTCGCACGGTAACGGTAAGCAACTATCCGGCATCGGTAATCTTCGCGGTGTCGGCAATCAGAGGAATAGCCCTCTAGGGCTAGAAGGAGAACAGACATGGCGAAAATATCGGGCATAGGCTTGACGATCAGTGTCACCACTTCGGCTGGTGGGGTAGTGCCCATCGGTCCCGATGTGAACAGCTGCACGATCAACACCAGCAGAGGCGAGCAGGATGTGACGGGCCTAGACAAGAGCGCAATAGAGCGCCTGCTGTTACTGGGTGATTCGGAACTGGGACTGTCCGGCGTCTACAACCCTGCTCTATCTCACACGGTATTTCACAACATTGGGACGCAAGAGGCAGCCCACGTAGGGCGAGATGTGGTGATCGTCCTACCAGGCGGCGGCCTGGCCACCATGACCTGCATTATGGTGTTCACCAATTACATCCTATCTAGGGGCGCGGACGGCTCCCTGACCTGGACGGTGACTGGCAAGCTCGCTGATGGCTCAGTTCCGACCTTCTCATAGGAGGAAAGCATGGCAAAACTTACTGGAATCCCCATCGTGGTAGTGGTGGACGACAGCGCCAGTGTTGCGAAGACCATCAGCAATGACATCAACAGCGTCACATTGAACACCTCGCGGGGCGAACAGGATGTGACCGGGCTGGACAAGTCGGCTATGGAGCGACTGCTGCTTCTAGGTGATGCTGAACTTGCCCTCAATGGTGTGTTCAACGAGGCTCTGTCCCATCGAGTATTCCGCGATTGCGGCATTGGGAACCCACGCGAGGTCACCGTTACCTTCCCGGGGGCTTGTGCTCTTGATCACATGGTCCTGAACCTTGTGTTCAGTTCCTACATCGTCTCTAGGGGTGCTGACGGGGCGCTGACCTGGACGGCCTCCGGGAAACTCGCGGATGGTACAGTTCCCACGTTTGTGTAGGGGATGCCTTTGAATAGATACCAAAGGAGGAGGTTCATGGGATATAGGTTTGAGCCGCGAGTGGCGAAACTGGTCTTCGAGGACTATGTAGGCGCGGAGGTGAGGGTCACCCTCGACCGCCCTCTGGGTATGCTCATCGAAGCGCAGAAACTCCAACTCGAACAGAACATCGAGGGGCTGATGCATTTCGTGGTGGGCATCCTCGTTGATTGGAACCTAGAGGACGAAAAGGGATCGATTCCGCCTACCTACAAGGGCATGTTGCGCGTATACCCGGCCTTTGTGAATGCGCTCATCACGGCCTGGAGGGACGCACAGATAGGTGTGCCGGCCCCTTTAGAAGAGACATCGAGCGCTGGAGGCAGTTGAATCTGCCGGAGTTGTTACCTGCTGAGGTCATGGAGGCGCGGGTAGTGCTAGGATTGTGCGATCGATTCCATGTTCTCCCTAGCGAACTGCTGGCGGAGGATTGCTACCTGCTCCGCCTCCTGCTGATTGAAAAATTGGCTGAGAGGGAAGGAGGCTAATGATCCTCTTTCGGTCTTTCGCTTATGACAAATAAGCCGGCCAGCAACATGAAAGAGCAACCGACGATTGTTAGGCTTAGAACGATGTCGCCATTGGTAACAACTTCAATTCTCACGGGATCGATCCTCAGCCAAATAAGCAGGGTCGTTAGCACGCCCAAGGCACCTGCCGCAAATGGTATTAACCAGGCTGGCAATGGCATAACCGCACCTCCTGCCATTCAACCTATCACATTTATGAGGACTTGTGGATAAATGCCCAACGAAGTAGTTATTCACGTCCGCGGAAAGGATGATGCCTCTGCCATCATCGGCGGCGTGAAGAAGAGCGCCACGGGTTTGGGCTCCGCGCTGGGTGATGTCGCCAAGATCGCCGGCGGTTTCATTCTGGCCCAGGGTCTCATGAAACTCCCCGGGCTCCTGACGAGTGGGATCAGTGCAGCGCAGAATCTCGCTGGTAGCATTTCAAAACTCGGACGAGAGACGGGGTTGACGGCAGAAGAGTCCTCAAAACTCATCTTCGCCTTTGAGCACTACGGTCTGAGTAGTGACGATGCCAGCCGGTCCCTGGGCATCCTCGCCAAGAAACTCAAGGGCGTTCAGGATGAGGAGACGGGCGTTGCTACCGGCGGCAAATCCATGATTGCCATCCTAGGCGATCTGGGCATCAAGTCGGTCGATGCCGCTGGCAACCTCGCTCCAATGAGTGTCCTCCTGCCCCAAATCGCCGATGTTGTCAAAGGGATGCCTGATGGCCTTGCGAAGACTGGCCTGATGATGCAACTCTTCGGCAGATCGGGCAAGGATCTGATCCCCATCCTGAACCAGGGTTCTGAGGGCCTGAAAGCCCTCGGCCTCGATGCCGAGAGACTTGGCGTGGTGATGGACCAGAAGGCTGTCCAAGCCGCTAAGAACCTCACCTATGCCCAACGCGATCTCCATGAAGCCGTTAAGGGACTCCAGGTTTCAATTGGCGAGGCACTTGTACCTGCCATGACTGCATTGGCGACCGGCGCTACTAATGCTTTGGTGGCTGTGCGCCCGCTGGTAGAGGAAGGTCTACAAAAGATAGGGGACTTCCTGACGGCCCACGAGGAGGATATCAGGAATTTCGGTCAAGCCCTACTCGACCTTGGGGAACAGGGCTTCCAACGCCTCATTGAACTTGGCCCGTCTGTTTTGAGCATCCTAACCAACCTTGCTACCACGATTCAAGATGTGGCAGTAAATCTTG